GTTTACGATGCAATTATCAGCGCAGGTGCCTGCATGGCTATCTGGACTAAGGATGTACCGGCTAATTACCTTAAGACTGTCAAAGAGCTGCACATTCTAAACAAGCATAAAGCACAGGGTTATGTGATGGAAAACCCGCTCGATACCTGTAATGAAATGGGGAAAGAAACAGAAGTAAAAGCAAAAGGGATCATGCTTTCACATACGCGGCTTTTTAAGTAGTCAGCATACAAAAAGCCCCGCATTTGCGGGGCTTTCTTTTGGTCACTGCCAGTGCATTTGTTGCTGGCCTGATGTTGTCGGGTGAGGTGCCGCTGGTACTACAACGCCCGGCGATACGATGAAACGCTCGACCGTCTCAGTGGTCACAAACGTCGCGCTGCAGTTGATGTTTGTGCACTGGTGATACCGCTCTTTGGTCGTGTCGGTAAAATAGCGACTTGTGCGGGCGTGAGCGGCAAAATGGCATTTTGGACAGTGAAACATGGCGAGCACCTCATTTAATTTCCGATGCGTTAATTTTACTCACTTTATCTTTATATAACAAATACTTAAAATCAAATCACTGCGTTAATTCTTCGCTTTCGTACTCCACGTCCGCAACCTTAACCTCAAGCTCTAAGCCCGTCGTGTAGCCGCTCCCGTTAAGGTTATGCACCACCCGGCTGATTATCCAAGCCTGCTCGTCTATGACGCGCTTAAATCCTTTCACCGCGATTGGCGTTTCAGGAAATAAATCTGCCCGGCCAATCGCCAGCGATATTGAAAACTCCGCGACGCCTCGCTGCAGCTTGTCCCACTTCGCCTGAGCGGCGCGCATGGCCTGCGCCTTTGTCGCGTAGATGGTCGTCAGCTCCAGCACGTTGTCAGCCTCACCGGCCATGTACTCGCCCTCGCGCGCTTCCTGCTCTTTTTTGGCTTTAGTCTTTGCCGGGGCTTTGGTCGCTTTCGGGTGCTGCAGCGCTCGGAGGTGCTTCTCTTTGGGCTTACGCTTGAGCTTAACCTTTTGCTTTTGCGGCTTCGGGTCTTTGGTGTGCAGCCACTTTGCCGACACGCCGGTGTAGGCTTCCCGGTCAGCAATGGCAAACTGATGACGATCGCCGTCGCCGCGCTCAAGCGTCATCTGCGGAATAGGCTTACCGCTGGCCGTCTTACCGCTCCCCGCTTTCAGGAATAACAGTTTCCCCGCTTTTACCGAAACCGCCGCCCCGTTCCGGTCAGCCAGGCGGGACAGAAACACCGCGTCGGATTCCTGCGACTGGTCAATGTGAGGCACGGCGACGGCTTTCAACGTGTCGGCCACGCTGGCCGTCAGCTTATTGCGTGCCGCAATCGCCTCCACAATTTGCCCGAGCGTGGTGTCATGCCATGACTGTTCCCGGCGCGAGTTCAGCGACCCGCGAAAATCGGCGCTGCGCCCCCTGATGGTCAGCGTATCTGGCGCACCACGGTGCTCGATTTCGTCGACCGTGAACGTCCCTTTTTTTATCAGCGCGGATCCCTGCCAGCCTAACCACAGCGTCAACGTTGCGCCGCGCGGTGGCAAAGCTATCTGGCCGTCGGTGTCATCGAGCTCGATATCGAGCTGGTCGGCCTCGAATCCGCGATTATCGGTCATTGTCAGGCTGATAAGGCGGTCGCTAAAATCCTGCGTGATATCCTCGTTATCCAGCTTGAGCATAAACGCCGGGGCAATCTTCGCCCCGGCCTGAATATCCATTCCTGTAATCATCCTGCCAGCCCTCCCACCCAGTCACCGGCAGACGTGACCAGATTGTCGGCCTGCGTTTTCAGGTCGCCATAAATGGCCGCCAGCGATTTATCGACCCGCTTAAGCGAAAGGCTAAACTCGATTTTTCTCGCCGCTCCGTCGCTGAATAGCTCGGTGTGCGTGTGCGTCACTTTGTCGATGACATACATACCGTGGATCATGCCCGTTCCGTCAATCAGCGGCCACGCTCGCCCCTCGTCTGCCATCAGCTCGATGGCGGTCAGTGACAGACGTCCGCCGGTAATTTCGGGATAGAGGACACCCGACAGCGTGCGCGTGGTTTCCCCTTCCCCGAGATACTGGTAAGCCGGTGGCTTGCCGATACGGTCGTTTGACGCCCAGCGGTAATCCTTCGAATACTGCATGGACTGATAGGGCAGCGTGCGGCGCTCAAACACAAACAAACCTAAAACCATTAACATGCTTTATCCCCCTCAGTCATGACGCATACTTGAGCGCTGGCGCGCACGGTTTTCACGGTCGACTTTATCGACAGCCTCACGCAGCCGACGGTCGAGGTCGCTGCCCGGCGCGATGCCACCATTCAGGTTGATGTTATATTCTGGCTTGCTCTGGTCGACGTAAGTCTTACCCGTGGGCACGGTAACTGGCTGATATGCCTGATAGCCGCCATATGTTGAGGTTGTCGGAATATAAGATTCATTTTTTGAGCCGGTGGCGGCATTGGCTTTTGCGGCCTTCTGGTCGAGGTCGCTAGATTCTTTATTGATAACCCCGAGCTTTTCCAGTAACCAGTTAACGCCGGTGCGCAGTGTATTAAAGCTTTTGAGCGGCAACATCAGCGCTTCGGCCAGCAACTTACCGAACATCACACCCGCATTTTTGCAGCTGTCGAGCGTATCCTGCGTCGCCTTAACCGGTGCGATCAGGTCTTTGAACCACTGCCAGACCCCGCGTAACTTCTCCATGAAAGAATCAAACACCGGCGCAAGCGGTGCGAAAATTTCCGCCACCGGCGCAAAGGCCGCTTTAAGTCCCTCCACCACGCCTGAGAAAAATGCGCTTATTGGCTCCCAGTATTTGCGAATAAGCAGCGCACCGGCGACGATGGCAACCCCAATAGCGACAATCGGCCAGGTAAGCGCCCCGAGCACCGAAACAATGGCCGTTCCCATTGCGGCCAGATTTGTACCGAGAAAACCGGCAGCGGCGATAATCACGTTGATGCCCGTTACCACCGGCCACGCTATCAGGCCAATCCCGCCCAGCACGCCAATCAGCGCCAGTCCGCCCCCAACAATCACCCCGATAGTGGTCGCCAGACCCTTATTTTTCTGGATCCAGCCGTCGAGCTGTAAAACATATTTCGTGGCGGTCTGCGTGAGCTTACGCAGTGAGCCCTCCTGCTGGTCAAACAGGTCAGTACCAACGGCCTCATAGGCTGACTGGAATTCTTTGAAGTCGCCGCCGAGGTTGTCCTGCATGATTTTGACCAGCTCAGCGGTTTTCCCGTCCGAGGCTTTAAACGCCGCCGTGAGCTGGTCGAGCTTGCCGCTTGAGGCAGCGGTCATCAGTACCGCCGCCGCCGAGCTGGCTTCCTCACCGAAAATGGTTTTCATGTATTCGCCTTTCTGGCTTGTTCCGAGATTGTTTTTCTCAAAACTGCGCTGCATTTCTTTCAGAATGGCGAATATCGGGCGCGTGTTGCCCTTGCTGTCAGACGTTTTAACGCCGAGCTCTTTGATAGCCTCGTAAGCCTTACCGGTCGGAGCCTGCAGTCGACTGAGGACGGCACGGCTTCCGGTCCCTGCCATCGAGCCGGTGATTTTGGCGTCATGGAGTGCGCCGACCATTGCGGCGGTCTGCTCGATACTGACCCCGGCATTTTTTGCCACCGGCGCAGCATACGTCAGCGCGTCGCTCAGCCCGTCAAAGTCAGCGGCCGTTTTGTTCATCGTCATCGACAGCACGTCGCCGATGTGTGCGATCTGGTCGTTTGACATCTGAAACGCGGATTTCATCCCCGTCAGCAGCGCGGCGTTTTCTTCCATCGAGCGACGGTTAGACAGCGCCATATTCAGCGTGACCGGCGTCGCCGCCTGAATCGCTGCGGCATCCCCGCCGCTTTTCGCAATGATAATTTGCGCGCTCGCCGCATCATCTGCAGACGCTGCAGTATTGTCCCCGAGCTGGCGCGCCTGTTTGCGCAGCGCCTCCATTTCGGGCGACTGTTTTTCGACCCCGAGCACGGCCTGCAGCTCAGAGTTTTTCTGTGCAAACGAATAGCCAGGCATCAGCAGTTTCACCCCGGCCATCGTTCCCGCCGTGGCAATACCTACACCCGCCGCGCCTGCCGCTGCAGCGCCTCCGGCAAGAGACTTACCGGCCTGATAACGCTCTTTAACGCGACTCAGTCGCGCCTGCTGCTGGCTGACCCGCGCCAGTGCCTCGCGCTGCCGGTTTAGCTGCGCAGTCGTTTCACTGATGCTGGTTTTCAGGCGGCGCTCATCCGCCGAGAGAGTACGGGTGTTAATCCCGGCCTGCGCGAGCTCGGTGCGCTGGCGCTGTACCGACTGCCTGAGGCTGTTGTATTTGAGCTGCAGGTCAGCGGCGGATTTCTTCGCCGCCTCCATCGCGCGCGCCTGCGCGGTTGTGGGGTTCTGCGTGTTTTTAAACTGCACGGCCAGCGCGGCGGCTTCCTGTTTGGCCTTGTTAAGCGACTGGCCGGTCACGGCAAGCTGTGCGCTCGCTTTCCTGAATCCGTCAATTCGGCCAGCCTGCGCATTCAGATCGCGCAGGCTGTTTTGAGAAGTGCGGATATCGCCGGCAAGGGTCTTGCTGGCAGTCTGGATAGCTTTAAGCGGTCGGCTTGCCCGGTCTACTGCGTTCAGCAGTACCTCAATCCTGACGTTATTGCTCATGGTGGTGTCCGCTTCGCTGCAGCGCCTTTTCGCGCCATGTGATGAGCTCGGTCACGCTCAGGGAATTCAGCTCTGATGGCGGCCAGTGAAATATCACCGCGATATCCGCCATCAGGTCATCGACCGAAAGGTTATCCGGGAAGGTCAGCGAGCCGAAGATGGCGACAAAAAACCGACCACCTTACCGGCGAACAAAATCAGGTCTGACGCTTCCAGACGCATGACCTCGGGCTCGGTCAGCGCCGGGTACGTCATGCGCGGCAGCACCTTAATCAGCGCATCGACGTCAGAGTTTGCCAGTGAGGCCAGACTCACGCCGCGCAGGGTTCCGGCGTTGGGTTTGGTCACGGTCACCTGTTCGATTTTTTGCTCACCGCGCATGATGGGATTATCGAGGATCACAATATTCGGGTTTTCGGTTTCGGCGGTGGCGGTTTCGTTGATGTTTTCCATGATGTTGCTCTCTTTGAATGTGGGTAAGAGACCGGCCAGCCTGGCTGACCGGTTGACGGGTTACAGGCCAATCGCCCGGCGGTGCTCAGCGAGACGGTCGACGCCGTCGACTTTCATCACCATGTTGACGACGTCAATCTCGATGACCTCTTTGCCGTCGATCGTGAGCTGGTAGTACGAGCACTCGGTCGCGATTTTGGTCGTGCCGCTTTCGCCCTGTTTGTTCTCGCCGCCGTCGTACTCCTTGTGACGGCCACGCATGACCACCTCAACGGCAGAAATATCGCCGGTGTCATCGCGTTGGAATGAGCCGGTGAAGCGCAGCGGCACGCTGTCGGCACCCGGTGATGCGTACTGCGCCCACAGAGCGACGTCAGGCAGGCCGCCCAGCGTCCACTCAAGCGACAGCGCATCGTCGTCGAGGCCGAGGTCAATCGACACCGAGCCCGGCATCCCGCCGCCGCGATATTTCTCAAGCTTGCGGGTCAGCTTTGGCAGGGTGACGGATTCAACGACGCCCATGTAGCTGAGACCGTCGTTAAACATGTTCAGGTATTTCAGTTTGCGTGGTAACGCCATGCTCTGAGCTCCTTAGCTGTTGACCGAGTCTGACAGGTCTGCCAGATAGGTATCGGTGATGCGCTGGCGCAGGGTCAGGTTTTCCAGCGGCGGGACGGGGGTGTAGTCGTAATCGATATACAGCTTCCCGGCTTTCAGGGTTTCCACGGTGTTTGACTCCGGGTCGTACCAGCAGGAGCC